AGGTGGGAAATATATCTTTAAAAGGAAATATCGATATAGTATATTGAGGATTAAATGTTGGCAGAATTTGCTCAACTATCTGTAAGGCGTCATCTTGACTCTTAGCAAATATATTTAATTGGAAACCAAGACTATAAGGTACAGGTGAAAAGAATTTGCTTCTAGTTTCTCTGGTAACACCAACAGTGTTGAAGTTACTTACCTTAGTGAGTTGCCGAGTTAAATCATAAGAAATGTCTGTAATTTCAAAAGACATTCGTGGTAACTTAACTGCTACTCTAGTGTCATCTATTAAACTTGGATTTTCTCTAATTCTATCTAAAAATTTATTTTTTGGTGCATAAGACAAAGGAACTTTCATTTGATTCAATACACCACCTGATGCATCTTTTCTTACCACGTATAAGTTATTAAACAGTCTGCCGAATACAGCAACTGATTTTCTAATTCTTTCGTGATAGAAATGTCCACCAAACATTATTGATTCTCCGGATCACCAAACGGGTTGTCTTCACTAAAGTTTAAGAATTCATCAATATCAGATGTTGTGAAGAATTCATTTTGTTCGTTCTCTGACATACGATTTTCTTGATCAACTCCTACTACTTCAAGCCCTGTAGTGAATGCCTTACTGGTATTTATGATGTCTCTATTTACTACAAACTCACGGAAATTACCATCATCTGCACCTACATGGCCAACTCTCAATACTCTGGCCGAATCACCGTCAGAATCTAGTAAGTAGTTTAATACTTCACCTCTAATCTTAACACCATTAGATAAAGTTTGTTCTATGTTATCATCTCTTTCATAATTACTTTCTCTATTACTACCACCGTGAATTGTCATAGTCGGTGGATTTAAATAAAAGTTTCCACTATCGACTAAAATAAGTTGTGATACTTTTCCAGCACTCGAATCGATTAGTGTTCTTGCTTGTGCTACAAAATCTCCTGGCGTGCCCGTAGGTCCACCAATAACGAGATTTGCAGAATCCATAAACCTTGCAGTTCTAAAGTTCGTATTTTGTAGTGCAGATATTGCACCTTTAGTTATAGTAGCTGTTACCACAGCGCTGTCTATTTCAAAGTTTTCAAAGTTTATTACAGCGCTATCTGCAGAATCAGGTATGTTGTGAACTACAGTATTATTTCTAAATCGTACCTCGTCAATGAGTATGCCATGATTAAAACCGAATGGTGTAAATGTAGGTGCTTGTGCATCATCTGTTAATCCTGGTCTACGATTTCTCATGGTGATAGATGTTTCTAAGAATGCAGAATCGTAACCAGCAACTGAAGATATAGGTCCTTTATGTCTTATACCGTCTACGTATAATGAGTGTAAGTTATTCGGTGGGCTGTGCTCTCTAATAATTTGTATGTAGTGCCACTGGCTGTCTGCTAAGTCACCACCAGAGTTATTACTGTCAGCAAATAAACCAAAGTCTGTAGCGAATACAACGCCATAATTATTGGAAGCTGCGTTAGATGACTTTATATAAGTTAGTCTTGTTTTAGCAGCTGTCAGAGGCCTAAGTTGAATCCCACCATACAAACTCGAATCTAAAGGTGCGGCTCCAAATGGATCTCTTCTGAACTCCATTACATTATAAAGCTGGCTTACTTGAGTACCAAGAGATGATGTTCCACCATCAGCTAAGTGAGATGGTATTTTAATGAAGAAAGAAAACGATACATCGGTTGTAAAGTCAGAGTTGAGCGTTCCAAAGTCGTAGTCCCACCCCGTAGTAAAGTGTGAGTCTATAGCAGTTAGTCCTACGCCATATGAAAAGTTTCCGAACCTAGCGTCTCTTACAAAATGTATAGGTATACTCTGATTTGCAGACACAGAAATATCAGGGCTATCAGTATAATAAGTTCCACTGTCAGTAATAGTGATAGATCCGATACTGCCGCTGTCAGTCATTGTCAGTAGTGCACCAGCCACTGATGAATCTTGATCAGGCTCAGTAAACTTTACATATGGCGAAAACGTAAACCCTTCCCCGCTATCAGTTAATGTAATAGTATTTACACCAGCCATTATAAAATACTCGCAGTTCCTGTTGCACTCTTTGGCAACTTAAGTCTTAGATTATAACTGTAAGCATATTTCTTTTCTATATCATCAACCGTCTCAATGCCAGTATCGAGATCTTCGCCAACATATTCAAACAGCTGACATCTCAACTTGAATGTAGGCAAGTTCTCGATAGCATAAAAAGGTTGTTCATGCTCTACGTGATTTATTTGAAATAAAGATTTTGACAGGGGAAGGTAAATTAAATCACCTTCTGTAGGCCTGTCACCTTGTATAGCGTTTGCAGCCCGACGAACAGTGTTCTTCCATCTACGCCTAGCAACTATAAAGGTTGCTTCATCTCTGATTTCAACACCGAACTTAGTAAAGAGATCACCCTCACCGTCAAAACCCTCTGCATTTTCAATGTACATTTCAATTTTGTAAGAAGCGTCGAATGATGAAGAAACATCATCGCTTAGTATTTTATCTTCGTTTACAATTGTTCGAGGTAAGTAGTATACATCCTGCCCATATATCTTCATGGACTCGATTATAATATCTTCATACAGGTCCATTTCCGACCTGACTTTTTCCGAGAAGTAAAAGTTTCTAGCCATTTAACTAACCCATAAAAAAGTCTGCCGGTAATTCGAACTCGCTTCTGATTCTCTCTCTTAACCTATCTATATCTGCTGTGGCATCATCATAAAGCTGACGTCCATTGAGCAACACTCCACCTGGAAGTTGGACGCCATCGAATTTCAACAGGTTCATACCCCATTGACGCTTTATGAGAGCAGTTGCATACTCTTTTAGCCACAAATCGTTGTAAATTGATGTGTGTGAATCTGGATCAAGAACTGTATAAACTTCAGCTACAATATACTCACCCTCTTTGATATCGCCATCTTTAAATTCACCGTGTATGTATAGGCGATCCTGATGTCTAGCAAAAGTAGTTTGTGGGTGACCATTTAACTTCATATCTAGAAGTGATAGATACTGCTGCATTTGTTCATAGTATGCCAAGTCACCGGCAAAGTTTTGTATATCTGCAACGTCATTAAGCATCATCTGATACTTAATATCGAAAAAATTAAATGAAGAATTGAAAGAACTAGATATAGGAAACAAACGTGAAATGTAAAGTATATTACTCGCAATTGGAATATACTCATTACTTACATCAGTCGCTGTAACGAGGTGTTTCAGATATGTCCTAATCGTGGCATCTGAATGATATTCTTGATAATACTGTAGGGCTTCGTCAATGCGATCTTCGATTTGATCTTCGTCTACATTGATTTCTAGTACTGGGTCACCTAGTTGCCTTTTACAATAATCAATCAGCGTATCCCTAGAAGTTGGGTTTGCCATAAATAGTCTCCAAAGTAAAGAATCTTTTGACTATTTATATGTTTTTTTCTCTTAATCAGCGTCTGCGATTGTAATAGTTCCGGCTGCAACTTGTTTCAATATTTCAGCATAATGTGGATTTTGTTCTGACATAGGACATGACATATTATCCACACCATTGCATGTAAATTTTACAGCACAGTTGCCGCCTTGATTTCTTACATATTGAACGTTACTAAAAACCATATCGGGTTCATGTAATCCCATTATAATCTCCTATGCTGTTGGATCTGCATCAAAATACAATCCAGCTGCGTTTAAAGCTGCGTTACCTGCACCAATCACTAGTGTTTGTCCAGTTGTAAAAGAACCAGTAGGTGTAACGTTTATCACCATACCAGAATTATCTAGTGGCACAGACCCACTTGCTGGAACGTTTATATTCATATCGTAATCAGCGGCAACTCCACTTGCAGTCATAGTAGGAGGTTTACACATAGGAACAGGGAAAGGCAGATAACCGTTTCCTCCTCCAGTACCCCAAGCTCTTCCATGACAAAACTGGGTGTATGTATTAGCGCCTGCTTTTATTTGAAAATAATATCTTTGACAGTTAGCCAGTGCAGTTGCTTCTGGTAATCTTTCGAAAGGTGTTGCTTTACTGCCTGCCTCTAGTTGCACACCAGTAAATGCTATATAATTACTTGTACTTGATGCTATATTAAGTTGGCTTGATGAAACTCTATTTGCAGCAGTAACATCTCCAAAGGCAGAACTTTGTAGTGTACCACTAGTTTTATCAGAACCCGCTCCAAGCCACAATAACATATATAAACCTACTGAGTTATCATTACGAAACCCTTGAGACGTGTCACCAGGATAAGTTATAGTCTTATATTCCCAAGTGTTGGCTGCGTCAATAGTGTATGTTTTTGAGCAATGCCTGTTAGTAGCAGGATCTATGTTATAAAGTTCGGCAGTTAAAGTCCCTGTTAGATTAGATTTTACGTGAAAAGAAAGTGTAACATCTTTTGCACTTGAAGTTCCAAAAGCTAAGTGTTGTACGTTTTGTCCCTCTACTTTTTGATAAAGTATCAATTCAGAACTTGCACTTAGACTGCCATTTGCTGTTGTACAATCGTATTTTATTGATTCACCAAACTCATCAGGATGATCTCCACTATCTTGCTGTATAGTAAATGTGCCGGCAGTAGTAATTGTATTGAACCATCTGTCACATTGGTGTATAGCACCTGTAGTTTTGCCAGTAGCATCTTGTCCATGTGTACGTTGTGCAATAGACATATCACCGTTGTCTAGTATATTTCTACCATTCAGATATTGTGAGTTCAAAACAATGTCATCAACATCAGAAGAGTCAATCATTCTGATGGCGTCATGATTCTGACCAAGCAAATGTGCAATGCTTCTAGTATTACTCATGTTAAGTTCCTAATCAGCTTCCGCGATTGTAATAGTTCCTGCTGCTAATTGTCTCATTATTTCATCGTAATGAACATTGTTTACTGAATTCATTGCAACAGACATTTGAGTTTGTCCATTGCAGGTAAAAAGTATGGAACAATTATTTCCACCTTGATCTTTAAGATATTTTAAATCAGTAAAGTTGTATGTCATCATAGTCACTTC